TCCATATCCCTCCGGTCAATTCATCCGGAAGAACGTAAGTATTACGAACATGAAGTAGGTTGTCATCCACCTTGTGGATTGAGTTTGTTTGATTAGTCCATAGTTTCATTTGTTATCCTCCATTACTTTGTTGATGCATCTGATGATTTCCGCCGCGACTTGCGGGACGATGGCATTTCCGAGTCCACGCAATTTAGCCACTCGGTTGGGTATCCCATGAGCCAGGCGACCCACTCTGGGTTCAATTGGCCAGACTGCTTCCCCTGATTCTCCTCGTGCTGTACAGCAACATCTAGTGTGTCCATTGAAATCTTTCCGTTCCTCATTCGCCCCCCCCTGTACCCACCCTTGCCGTCTCGACTGCTCGGAGTTGGCCACAATCTCTCCGCAGAATGAACAGCATCCTTCAATTTGACTCCCCACCTTTCTCCCTTTTGATTCTCCCTGTACCATCCCCCCCCCATATTGGTTGCCTTGCTCACTCCACCCTCCAAGTCGCAAGCCCTCGGAGTCGGCCACATTGTTGTTTTTGTTACGTCCGACAATCCAGACTCTGTTTCTCCTGTGCGGGGCATCGACACCGCAAGCTGGAATAATGATCGATTCGACTTCGTAACCTTCACTTTCCAAGTCAGTATGCACTTGGTCGAGTGCCAAGTTGACGATCCCAGCAACATTCTCACCAATGATCCAAGTTGGCCTTGCCTCGCGTATGACCCTAAGCATTTCTGGCCAGAGATAGCGGTCATCGTTCTTGCCTCTTTGCTTCCCAGCATTGGAGAATGGTTGGCAGGGAAATCCTCCCGTGAGAAGAGTGACTCCTGCGTATAGCTCGCCTCGTACTTCGCGGATGTCTTTGTGGATCGGCACGTCCGGCCAGTGCTTTTTGATGACGGCTTGGGCGTATGGTTCGTTGTCACAGAAGCCAACGGTTCTATATCCATTCCACTTTGCTGCCAAGGCAAATCCTCCGATCCCGCTAAATAAGTCGAGGTGTGTTTTTTCATTCACTTCCAGCAATCTCCTTGCAAACCAAGGCCGCTGCATCGACAAGAGCAATGATCTGAATAATGTCAATCGCATGTCCGTGGTTCGCGCGATCCCTCTCAACTGCCAGTTTTTCCCTGGCAGAGAGAAGGATATCGCACGCCCACTTGAGGCGGTTCTTTGCCTCTACTTCCATCACATTCCTGACCGCATGCGAAACTTGCGAGGCTTGCTTTTCCCAGCAGCCGACAGCGCAATGGCAATCATCTGCTTGCGTGACCGAGCCTTCCCGCCTGCTCCACGCTCGCTGCCCTTCTTGCGGTTATCCATAGCAAGTTCATGCATGTTCTTTGATACGTCTTTACCTAATGGCATTTTATTTCTCCTTGTTGTTGTAATAGGGATTTGGCACCTCAGGTGCTTTTACCCCGAAGCTTGGGTTCTCCGTCCTGCGAATGTCTTTAATGTCGAAATCAAGAACATCACCGGAGTCGAGTAGCACAGTAAAAATTTTATTGTGGTCGAGTCCGTAATCAGTAACCAGAAAAGCCAATCCATAGCCCTTTGGTGTAATGACCCATATCTCCGGACTTAACTGGATCATCGCCATGCTGGACCTGTAAACCAACCAACCAGCACCCACCTGGTACCCCATATAGGAGCACGGGCGCGATGCTCCAAGTATGATGGGAACCAGCATCCGGCTCCCTGCTCTCGGATAAATTGTGAGTTGTCAATGTCGGCCTTGATCTGTAATCCGCCTCCCAAATACTCGGTTGGATCGGAAAGGTTGACCACAGCAGTAAGTTTCCTATCGCTTCCGTTGTACAGGTCATAGTGCCACATAAACCGCTGGAATGCGTTGTACTTTAGAATCTGTAACTGCTGCACTCCTGTAATATCAAACTTCCAGTTCTCCTCGTTAATAGCTCTGGTAAGCTCATTCATAATGTTGTAGATCCATTTATGATGCTGGCTGTTTGGAACCCAGCATGACGAGCATGTTCTGGCAAATGATCTTTTGACTGTGCCATCCTTATTCATCACAGTTGCACGTTTCATACCAATGATCTGTGCGTCATCACGCAGCATCGTGCATTGCGCTGGTGTAAGAACATATCGTTCAACCGCTGCGCCCATCAACTTCTGAACATATTTATTTTCCATTGTCGATCTCCTTTTTAATCCAGCAGAACAATGCGTAAACACTAAAGAACAGGAATGCCAGTAAAGATGCAAGCAGGGACATGTAAAGCACAACCCAACACGCAACCCATGCAAAATCTGCTATTGCCGTAAGCATCATTTTGTAGCCTTGAAGACTCGCCTAATAAGAGTTTTATTATCAATTGGAACTCCAGAGGCTCGGCACCAGAATCCAACCGCTCCGATCTTAAAGTCTCGGATCAGCTTCTGGATCTGATGAACATTCTTATACTCCTCGCAATCACCAAGGAAGAATCTTTTGCCAAGGTTCCGGCGTAGAATCTTCATTCCATTAATCACTCCCCGCCGTTGTAGTAGCCTTACATCGTCAATCGCTCGTTTTGCAACCTCTCCGGCCAACTGCTGTAGTTTCTCATCGTAGTCACCCTTCGTAAGATGGGTAGAGCGCATTAATATCTCCTCTTGCCTTTCTTCTTGTGATGCTCAATCCACTTGGCATATTCGTTCCACAGGAAGGCTGCGTCCTGGGCCTCTTGTTTTGTGTCAAATATGTCAGTCAGAGGTGGCAGGCCATTGGCTGGTACAGCCCCCCATAATCGCGGACCAATCGTATATCCGGCAGTTGTATGGATGCGCCACTTACCGCATTCGGCCACTACCTTGACTGTTGTCATCGGCCAAGTTCCACAAGCTTGGCATCGTCAGACTTGATCTGCTCAATCAACTTTGCCATGTCTCCGGACTGTCCTGCGTAATGTATGCAATACGCATCCTTGTAGCGGTCCAAACCAAAGTGCGATTCAACGCTTGTCATGCAGTTGTATGATGGATCAAGATTATCCAGCGGAACATTCCACAGATGGATCATAATGTTCATCCATGTCTGTTCGGCAAAATGGTTTGGCAACAATCCAAGCGGAGGCATTGACAACACGCCAACAGCTTTGGATGAAATTATAAACACGCCAGTGTTGACGTAGAATCTCGGATCAATCCTTGCACCGAATGCGCTTGCAAGTTTTCCCATCTCATACTTGCGATCCAAGAATGCACCTTCATCGAAGGCGCAGAACATCTCAATTCCATCACCCATATCATCGCAGTCGTTTGCAATCAGAATATCAGAGTCAACAAATGTGATCTGCTCATATCCCTTAGTTGCCATGATATTCCCGATAGCAGATTTGCTGTATTGCACCGGCTCGACCAATGGCTTCTCAAACGCAATGAAATCAATCTTATGCCGCTTGCAGTAAGCCTCCATCCTTGGCCTGGTAAGATCCAGAACCTTCTTCCAATCGTCCCCGAAAGCTTGAGTGACTAATGCGCGTTTCATTTGTCGTTACAGTCGTAGTCTTCCCAAGTGTAATTCCAGCATGCCTTGACTGCTTCATCTCTCGAAGCATAGGTATCGAAGTGGGACCAATCCTCTTCTCTTCCTTCACCAGCTTCGTCAATGTAAACAGCCCACTCTGGCTTTCCATCATCGTCAAATTCTTTCTTAATCCATCTCATAATCTTGGTACCTCTTTCTTTATTTGCGCTAACACGAATAGCGACCTTACCAACGCACGTTCCAAGTGGTCAACACTTGTTTCACCATTGTTGTCCGGACATGGCGAAGATTTATGAAGTTGCATCTGCGCTGTGGCTAGATGCCTAATCGCCCTAGCAATATGGTAGTCGTGGGTAGGCCGATCCTTCTCCAACCAATCTCCGTAGGCAGACTTATCCGATCCTTTTCCCATAACACGCCAGACAATTTCTTGTGCGGCATTGCCCATCTCCTGGATTGTGGGTGCGTTCATTTGGCCAAACTCCTATAGAATTTGTCAAGCAACTCTTCGAGCCATAGGACATCCGCTGGGTCAATCATAACTTCATGCCAGGTGGCGTGTATTGCTTTACCCAAGACCAAACCTTCTGCATAGCGCAAAAAGCTATTCCGGCTTGGTAAAGTTCGTCATCGTCCCACACCTTCGTCATCAACTTGGTTGGGTCATTCGATGCTAGGACAACCGACACGCAGGCGCATTTTGGATTCTCACTTGCCGACCTATAGGCCCAAAGCTGGGCGCAGTCCGTATCGTAGAACGGATCGTACTTTGGATTAACCTTCCGGTTCTTTAGGTCGATGATAGCGTCACCCACATTGCGTAGCTTGACGTAGGCATCACACCTTCCCGCATAGCCTGCGCCGACAAGACCCTTTTCGCACCAGTACGTTTTCTCAATGTTTGCATCGGCCCACTTCTTAAAGGTTTCGATATACGGATCAAGTGTCTCATCTCCGGATACAGGTCTTCCGAGCAGGATGTTCTCCATGCATTCATGCATTTTGGTTCCATGCTCAGCCGCTTTGCTGGTAGATTCTTTCGAGTCTTTAACGACCCTCTTTGCGTATTCTTCAAGTGTTTCATTTTCCTCCTTTGGCAGCGTCAAGCATGCCATGATTGCCTGTTCGATCTTCCAATTCGTAAGCTGTGGCTTGTCCATGATTGAAAGGATGCTTGTGACTGACGGGTAGAGAAGCATCTTCCTGGCATCGGCCACAGTCGTGTTACGAAAATTTCCATTTTTGCCTAGTACAGTATGGGCGGATTCACCCTCTGCTGTATACCAATGACCCGCCTGGTCACTATGGACCAGACGGGTATTGGATGGCTCCTTACCTGTAATAGTAAGTGCCATATAACTTAGAACGGTACGTTTTCGCCGTTGCCGTCTTTGTCTCCGATTTTAACAGGACCAGAGGAAGATCCGGATGCACCAAATTCCTTGGATGCGCGGATCTTATCCTGCAACCATTCCGGCATATCCTTAAACTGACCACCCTCCTTCTCCTCAATCTCGTAGTACATGAGATCGTTGGTAGTTTTGGAAGGAGCAGTCATGCCCTTGGGAAGCTTGGAAGCTCCGGCAATCGCGCAATACTGCCTACCCTGTTGACTGGTCTTGTGGATCAAGGTAAGCATGGCTGGCTTGCCAAGAAGGTTCTTCAAGCTGAATGCCTGTAGTTCCTTGGCCGTGAATGTCTGACCGCGCCATTGCTCCAAGAGTTTCCGCAGGCTGGCTTTCTCACCAAGGCTGCGGGTCTGCTCAATGGATACGACCATAGGCTTGGTAACCTTGGTGCGCTTGCCGTTCTCCTCAACCTCGAACTCATCCGTTTGATCCGGAAGCTCAAATGTAAGCCGAACCTTGGGGGAAAATTTCTTTTGTCCCTCCCAATTTGTTTCCTGGTGACCGAGGTCGACCAAGCTATAAAGAACGCCAACTGTTGCACCGGCTTCGGGCAACTTGCGTTCCGTGTTTTTTGATGTTTCGCTTAGGGTTAGTGCCATGTTATTTCTCCTTTATTTATTTTGGTTTTGTATTGGTTGTATGTATGTGGGGTGAAGTTCGTCTGGCTTTTTAACCCAAAAGCCTGCGCCTACTGCGGTATGTGTTAAAGCATTTGCATGCTCAATCTCCATGCGAGGAGGAGCAATCGTTCTGGCAAGTTCGCAAATATCATCCGCCGTCAAAATGACTAGCCACCTCTTCTCTCCGTTGCGCCGGAAGAACACGGCTGGGATCTTCCCATTAGGACAATCACGCATGGCCTGCTGCATCCAGGCCTCCGGCTTTAACTGCTGGCAACGCTTGCCCTCAATGTGAAATGGAAAGTTCTCGCAAACCACATCCCCGCTACCACCCTCCGGATTGCCTGCGTATTGCTGGGTACGCCTAGCCTTCTGCCAGCCCTGTTCGCGTAAATATCCTGCTAACTCCCGCTCTCCCGCTGCGCCCTTTGCCCTGCTATTTATTTTGCCCATCCGCTGGTTCTAGCGGAACACCCCATATCGGGTCAACAACCAATTTTAATTACGATAATACTTATTAGCTTCGCTAATATCCCTATTGAACTGGCGCATCATCTCGTAAACGGTAAGGCCTTCCTTGATCTCCGGATGCTTGTTCAACCATGCGATAGCCTCATCGAAAGATTGCACATCTCTCATGGCCTCCTCAAACTTTGCCCAAGCTTGTTCTTCGGTCATAGGTTTTGAAATACACGCCAGCTTTGCCCTGTCGAGGGACAAAGCTTTGTGGTCAATGTTCTGCATTTGGCTATTGGTAACAACCAGAAAATGTCATCGTGCATCGCCCAGCACACAACATAATCTACCCCGCTGATCGGCCTCTTTGGGATATTAAAACCATTTCCAATGGATGTCGTGAACCTGTACTTCGTCCTACCAGGTTCAATTACTTGCGCCGTCTTCACTTGAATGCGAAAGAACTTTCCGTTCTTTTCTGCTACTAGGTCATAGCCGGAAAAGTCCTCGTATGGTTCGAGCACATTGTAGCCACATCGTAGCAACGCGCCGGTGACGCGAGCCACACCGATTGCACCAACTTGTCGTGAGCCTAATTTCATGCTTGACTCCATTTTGAATATGCTGAATAGTTTTCACATGAAAACAATTCAAATGTTATTGATGATAGTTTTGGCTTCGGTTGCATTTGCTGATGATTCTGAAATGAGCGATTTCGTTGGTGGAGTTTACAGACAAAGCGGATGTGCTGTTGTCTTGGACAAGGACACCGCAATTGTGAATGGAAGGCTAATCACAAGAGATCGTGATCTTTTCGCAACCCCCAGAGGCGTGTATGTTAATGACAATGGAAATTATTCCGGTCCAACTGGTGTAGTGGTTAGGGATCGCGATATATTCAACGGAGCCGGTGGGACTGTGGTTGGGAACGGATCTTTCTATTCTGGTTCTGGTGTACAAACTTTTGTTGTAAATAAAAATCCAGTAGTACTTCGCAAGCCTTAACCTTGTCCAAAAACAGATAACCTGTTGCGGATTCTCGCTTCTAGTCCAGGGATAAACTTACGACGGTTGGGATCTAGCTCAGCTTTTCTATATTCATCCTGCAACTGCGCATCGCTTGCCGCTCGCATCAAAGCCTGCGGCTGCACCATTCCGATTGCTTGCAATGTCTTTGGGCCAAGACCGCCATCAACAGCAACCTTCTGACCTAGTGTATTCAGCCCTTGTTGGATGTACTTCGTTGCACCGCCCATCCCTCGATTGAACGCAAGATCTTGCGCGAAGGGGCGCATTGCTTCTGGCAATTGTGACACGAATGGGGCTGTATATGCTTTGATATATTCTGCCGCTGCTGCCGCTCTATCTTGCGCAGGCAACGCCGAGATGGCTTTGAATGCTTCCGGATGGTATTTGTCATTGATTCCAGCTACTTCATAACTTCCCCCCTGATCGCCGGATGGCAACTTGTAGATTGCAAGATTACCCTGGTTATCCTTGCGACCCTCCCACTCAACTGTCTGGTATGGGTCCGGAAGACCCTGTTGATCTAGCTGTGGTTTTGTGTTCATAGGCTCTTGTTGTGATATTTCTTGGGTCTTCTGCACCGGTTGTTGCGACTCCTGTCTAGGAGCACGGGTATATGCCTCAAATTGGCTCTTAATTGCATTGTTGCGCATATCCGATTCAAGCTGATTGAATCGGCTGGCAGATCCGGCGATGTCAAACTTTGCCATTATTGTTCTTGGTTCAAAAGCTCTCTGGTTATCTGCATTCTTCTTTCAGAATCCTCTGGCATGTCCCTGTAAAGCTCTTTAAGCATTGATCTTCCAACCCTAAATTTCGGAACCTCTCCAGAAATAATTGCGGCAATGTTTTCCCTGCTAATTCCGCCCCTACGCATTTCAGAAACAGCCTGGTCCTGGCTCAATCCCCATGATAGTGCCGAATTGTAAATCTTGCTCATGTCTTTGAATGTCTCAATTCTTGCTCGATCCATCTGTTCTGCACCGCTTGCAAGCATATCTTTATTGGGAGTACCCCTGCTTACCAATCCTCCTGTAAATAGTTTTGTGGATTGACCCATCGCATTGTTGAACGACCTAGATTTCTTGAATAGCTCGTCGCCAAGATTTAATTTCTGAACCCTAAATCCTCCAAATGAAGAAAGCATTCCAGGGATAGATGGCACAGGCGCGCGAGGGCCAAAGAAAGGATCGGGCTGGCCCTTAATTGCAAAGTAAAGCTGTCGCATGTCTGAAATTGTCCCAGGCTCAATTGTTCTTCCAAGATATTCACCCCATGCCCCAAGTTTTGCAGCAGGACTTGCCTTTGGATTTACAATTTGAGTGCCATCCGCTCGCTCATTCTTCATAACACCGGCCAATGTTTCTGTTGCAATACTGAATCCAAGGAAATCTCCAAAGAATGTGCCAACCGCTCCGATCAATTTCTTGTCCAATGTATCACCGGACATGAATGCGTTGATTGGCTGTCTAATAATATCGAAAGGATCAGAATAGGATATATCAATATATGTTACTTCCTGGTTTTTTGGATCATATCCAACCGGAAGAAGTGTTGCCAATTTCTGGTAACCTGGAGCAAGATCGTTTAATTGCTTGATCTTTTCATATGACCATCCCAGCGCATATGCCGCCATCATCTGTGAACCAAGTGAAATTGTAAGTCCAAGAATATTTCCAATAATCGTGCGCATGCCGTACTTCTCCATGCCTGGAGTCTTCATGTCCTCGATTGCACCCTTTATGCTGTGGTATGAATTTCTGATTCTTTCGGCATTCCACGATATAAAGTTTTTTGCAAAAGGATTAGCACGAAAAGCCTTTAGCATTGGAGGGAGTTTTTCGTAAGTTGCAAACCTGTCATTGACCCAATCAGCGGCCTCAATCTCGGCATCTGCCTCGCTCATCTTCTTTCCGTCCATAAGGGCATTAACCCTATATCTCCAAAGAGCTATCTTATGGAAGTTGTCACCGGTGCGATACATAAAATCAAGAAAGTTTTTAATATTTACAGCCGAATCAATTACCTTGGTGGCTGGACCGGAAAGCTTTCCAAAGAAATTACGTTCAACAAAGTTTTGTATGTCACCCCTATCAATCGCTGCATCTTTCATCAATGCTTCCATCTCGTTAAACTTCGCATTGTTCATCACGCCAAGCCCAACAGCGCGGCGTAATTGGTTTCTGATCTGTTGGGTGTCTCCGGAAAGTCCGTAATCAGCCATAATCATGGCTGTTGTCCTGCCAAAATCCTTTCCAGCAAGGAAGTCAAAATTGCCGTTTTGGATTTGAATTGGAATATTGAATATGAAGTTTCTGGCTTGGCTTCTCAGAGATCCAACTGTCTTTGACCATTTGATAATAGTGTTTATTTTTGAGAAGGTTGATAGCCCTGGGATGTTTGAAGTGAACGCAACATCAAAATTATTCAATGCCCTAGCAACCATTGGATCTGCGTAAACGCCATTGAGCGGAGACATTACCTCGCTACCTTTGGGCGCAATTTCAACTGTGTTCGGTGCCGGATAATCAAAAAATAGTCCAGCAGCAAAACCTTGGTCGCGCAACTTGGTCAACGTGCGATTATCAACATAAAGATTAATCTGCTTCATTGCACCCTTTAGGAATCCAATCCTTGGGTCATCATATTCGCCCATCAAATATCTTATCTCTTCGGGTATATCCTTGCGCTGCTTTAGTCCGGCTAGGTCTTTAGATATTCCATATGATTCAGGATTAAATTTTGCCTTTTGACCAAGCTCTCTTACTCCGCCCTGTTCGACTATCCTTTGAACCTCACCCATCAGCCTTTCCATTGGTACTGATTGAGTTTCATGTATTTTACGGAGCCATTCAATCGGAGGCCTTCCAGCCTCTGCAGCATCATCAACCTCCTGCTTGGCTCGGTCTAAAAATTGCCTACGAACAAAATCAACGCTCTGCGCAAATCTTTTCTTATCCTTCGCTTGAAGCTTATCCATCGTAAAGTTGGGATCATTAAACTTGGCGTAATCACGGCTTACATAAGACCCAATATTTCCAAGTACAGTCTCTCTCTGGCTTTCGCTTAAAAGCCCAGGTTCGTTTGCAATCTTGCTCGCACCCTGGTCAAGGAATGATCTTAATCTTTTTGTGGCAGCAAGAGTCTCCGGAGGAATTAAAGATGCATCTTCAGACTCTCCGTACATATACTGTTTTATTGCATTGCTTAATTCCGGAGTGAGATTGCTTGATCCTGTTTCTTTGATTAATGCCCTGTTAAAATCACGCAACCTAAATTGAGCCTCATATTGCAATTGAGCCTTGTTATATTTGGATGCCAAGAGTGTGTCGGCCATGTCATTGCTCAACGCTCCGGCTGATGTCATGTAATTCTTTATCAGCTTGGTTACGTCCGTGGACACAAACCCACCTTGGCCTTGCGATCCACCCATAGGGCGAGGGATAGTTGTTTTACCAGCACCAAGTTCGCTTGTTAAAGCTTTTGCACCTTGCGGAGATTGTCTTATTCTTTCTTCAATACCCTTTTCAGCTTCAATAACCTTCGCGGCTTCAAGCGCAGATGTCTGTGGTCTAAACTCACCCTGGGCTGGCAACGCCAGCTTCTCACCGCTAGGCAACTGAGTCCTTGGAGTGATAATCGGTCCTTCGCGCACAATCTCGCCTTGCAACCCGCGAGTGCTTGGTGCGATTGCATCAGGATTGATGCCCTGGGATTCAACCGAGAAAATGTTCTGTCTTGGGGGGCGTTGGGTTAGATCTATAAACTCACCCTGGATATTGGTAGGAATACCACGCCGTTGCATCTCTGCCGTGTCAGCCTGCGTTCCACGTACGTTTCCACGTACGCCAGACTCAGGCAATGCTTCCGGAGTAACAACAGTTGCCGGTTTCATTTGGCGCGCCTGTGGCTGGCGAGATAGCTCAATCTCTGTGGATTGAGTTGTGGGTGCAGACGGAAGCGGTTCGTAGTATGGCTTAACCTCTACTGGCTGCTCGCCTTGCTGGAACCTTGTCCTATCTAGGACATTCTTTTTGCCAAGATCAACAGTCGTTCTTTCTGCGCGTTGGACACCTTTTGCATTTACATTCTGCGCCTCATTGAGAATGTTTGCCCAATCCGATCTTTCTGCTTTTGTTGCAGAACCATTCTTTACCTTATAATTAAGATTCTTGAATTCCTCAAAATTATATCCCTTAACCCGTGTGTTTGCTCCAAGACCCTGATAAAGCGCGCCAAACAATGCATCCTCAGTAATTGTTCCTGGTGTTACTTCTCCACCAGTTACAGCCCTTGCAACTGTACCAACACCAGCACCAGCAGCAGCACCTTTACCAGCAAATTTAAGCATTTCTTCAGATGCCTTTTTAGCGCCAAGTTCTGAAAATAATGTTCTTCCTGATGTATAGAGTTGCTTTGCCCCTGCTCCAGCAACTAAGGCAGATGGAGCAATCTCTCCAGCTTTTGCGTATCCAAGCGCAAACTTTCTTGCAGCAGATACATTTGGAAAGTATTCCTGTATTGCCTTTTCAGCTAGTGTGCTTGCTGCAATTGATCCTCCAACAGCCAACGCTGGAACAGCAACAGGAGCGGCTGGACCGGTAAGTGTTCCTGCTCCAGCACCAGCTAATCCACCAAGAACTCCAGCTGCCCCCACATAAAGACCAGCAGCACCGGCTGCAACCTTTACGTTTGTTGGAACATCAACCGCCTCTTTATTTACAAAATCATCAATTTCAGAATCCTGCTTTGGATCGTAATCAGGAAGCGTGGATGCATACTGTTTTGTTTCCGCACCCCATTGACGGGCAAGATTAACTTGTTCCGGATAGGTTAGTTTCTTGTACTCCTCAGAATCCTTGATCTCATTCCAGGCTGGCGGCTCTTCTATTTGCGGAGCAGGCTGCGGCTCAATAGGTACTCCGGCCAATTGACGAATCTTATTAGCTGAAGATAGCTCCGGTACTTGGGCTTCAGCCATTTTATCTACCTAATCTTGTTTGAATCCAACTTGGTGCTTTAGGCTGTTCTGGTTCTCCAAATACTTTATTTAATTGCTTTCTTTGTGCCGGAGGAGTTTTAGGATCACGCCACATTGCTTCTGCTTGTGAATATGGAATTGGGTAGCTAGTTTGCATATCAGCACTCATAATCGTTACATTACCACGCGATCTTTCTTTCAAAAGAAGATTCCTTGCGTCAGCAGAAGCCATTTTATATGCGGTATCACTATCATATCCTTCCGCCATATATGTATTTGCCGCCCTTGGAACAATGCTTTGATATGTTTGCTCGTAAGCATCACCCATTGCCTGCCCTGCTTGAGGTGCCAAGACAGTACGTTTTACTCCACCCATATCAATATTGGCAGATGGTAATATTGACTTCTCACCAGCAAGATAATTTTGAATAGCCATTTGCCTTGCTTCGCCGGCGCGTAGATTAACAAGCCTTTGCCCCTCTTCCTTGCTCATGTCAATTAAGCTTTTGCCAGGAACATTTGGTGTCCTTGAAATATCTACACCCTCTTCCTTCTGGCGCATTTGTTCTAGTGCAATTGCATTTTCAGCTGCAATTGCAGCCCTGCCCTGCGGAGTTTGCAATTGATTTTCATTCATTGCTTTCTGAAGATCAAGTTGCAACTTCTGCATTTCAAGCTCTGATTTGATTGCTTGATTTGATTTCATCTGTTGATACGCCTGATCATAGGCGCGAGCTTCTGCTGTTAATGCTGGCATAAATTAACCCCTAAAGAATGCATTGCTTCCTGGTCCACCAAACAATCCGGTAAATCCAGATAGACCGCTTGCAATATTTCCAAATGCTCTGCTTGGTGAAGTATATGTTGCAGCTTGTGCGCCGACTTGCGCCCCATAAGTTCTGGCTTGATAGTCAGCCTGAGAATTATAAAGTTGATTAAATGCATTCGTAAGTGCGACTGGAATATTTTGATCAACCGCTTGGTAGAAGTTCGCAGCAGTGCTAGGAGTTTGCCCAAACTGGCCAGGCTGAGCTTGATTTGCGTTAATATAATTCTGAAATTGATTTTGCTGTGTTGCTGTCCTTGCTTGTGCAAGATTATACAAAGATGGTCCTCCACCAATAAAGTTGGCGGCTGCACCAAGGCGATTCTGCTGTAATCCTTCACGCAATGCCAAGTCTCTCGCTGCTGCTGCGCCGGTTGTCTCTCCAGACCCAAGGAAACTCTGTGCAGCACCATAACGAGCAAGCTTCCTGGCTTCTCCCGCTGCGCCGATCTGCGCTGCTTCTTGTACTGCCGGTCCAAGACCAAACACGTTACCACGGGCTGTCTGTGCTGCCCTTGCAGCCTGCTCGTATCCGCGCCGTTCCTCGGCCCCAAGAGTGGAGCCAAGGCGAAGCTGGTTGAGTGCTTCCTGTTCAATCGTGTTGCGAATATCCTCAGTCTGCTGTGTGGTCGTTGCGCCAAGAGGCTGAGTTGCCATCTGGCGATATTGACGGCCAAGTCCAACAGCAGTCTTGTATGACTCTGGATCAATCTGGCGGAGTTGTTGCGTGGCCTTCTCTTCCGGCAACTGCAAGTATTCGCGGAAAGAAGTGATCTGGCTCGATGCCTCCGGAGATCCATAGGCAATAGGCTTAAAATTTTTAATCTGATTTGTCGCATCCGTAACAGCACTCTGCACACTGGCAAGGTCTGACTTCAATTGATTGACGTAAACTTCACTAGATTTACGGCGAGCATCATCAGATGGAAGCTGATCAAGCAATCCTTGAGCTGTGCTTAATCTTTCTTGAATCCCAGCAATTTGAGTATTTCCGCGATCAACAACTGAATTAAGCCTGCTAATCTTGCTGTTGTTGTAATCGTCTAAAATCTGTTGATCGGATACTTGGAAGTTTAATTTGCTTGCAAGGTCAGACGCACCGTAATTTCTGTCAGCAGACAAGCCGACCAATGTATTCTGAGTTCCAGCTCCATCACCAGAAGCAGATGCCTGCTGTCCACTTCCGGTTAGTGCAGCAATCTGTTCTGCAAGCGTATCGTATTGTTTTTCTTTTGAGATGATTGGATCAATTCTTCCAGAAATTTGTTCTTCTATTTTTAGATCAGTTAATTTTGTTCTTGCATCATCCAATGCCTTGCTGAAATTATATCTTCCGTTTCCTATGGAATATTCTTTAGGATCAAGATCAAGTGATGATATTCTTGTTTTAACATCTTCACTAGATGGTCCACTCCAACGACCAAAATTACCATCACCATTAGTATATCCGGCATAATAATTGAATCTGGTTGCACCATCGCCAGCTATCCCAGCGGTTACATTACTTATTTTGTCCTGTAATTCTTTTGCTGTCATTTTGCTGTTAATTCTGGATTTGAAATATTTGTTCCAATTGTTCCATAAAAATCAACCGGAGGCATCGACCTTGGATTCATTGCCACATTCTGCTCGACGGATTGGAATGGCGATGTTCCATAAAGACGTTCAAACTGCCTTGTCATCTGTGTGCCAAGACCCCTATTTAGGGCATACGCTTGCGGATTCATTTCATAGTTCCTGCGCAATCCCTCAAGTGTCCTTTGACCACCATATTGACGCTCAAGCTGAAGTGCAGCTAGGGTTGCATTTTGTTGGTCAAGTGCTGAAAGCTGTCTTTCTAAGGCTCTCTGTTGAGGAGTATATTGAATGCGAAGTTTATTCTCAAGCGCGGCCATTTCTGGTGCCTTTTCAATATAAGTATCAATATTCATTTTATACGCAGCAGCATTAGCCTGCGCAACAGCAGCCGGATCTGGGGGCGGCGGAGCTGATGGAATTTTAGGACTTCCGCCCATTAGCGTAATGCCTTTCTCATAAACTTCATGTAATCATACTCCTTTGGTTTGCCGGAACGATTGAAAGTGATCCGCTTGCGGGGACCAAAACGCTCCAATAGGAGCAACAGCAAGCACTTTAAGGATTTAGCACCCTTTGAGGAGATCGTCAAGTCTACAAAGACATTCTCTCCATCCTCGCTATGCACATAATGGTCAGGCTTTTGCCCATCCTTTATGCACCTAGCAAGAGCTACACCAACAATCTCATCCCCATCCCTTACGATCCCAACCATATCTTGCTTCTCAAACCAGCCAAACCATGCAGCCAGATTCTGCCACATACCCTCCGGAACACCGCTTTTCTCAATATATTCAATCGCTGTCATGTTACCAGTTCTTGCAAGACCAGTACCTAGCCGTCATCTTGCTTGGCGGATTTGAATCGCAACCATGCCTAGCCCTAAAGCTACGCCTGCGACCTGGATTGCTCTTTTTAATCTTCATGTCAGGATCACCATACCGGATGGTCTTGGACTGACCATTCTGGCAGGCGCGAACAACAAACTTCTTACGCTCGCCTGGTGTCCTTCTAGGACTATTGCAGGGAAGGTCACTCATATTGTCTGCTGGATCTGAATTGTATCCGGATTGGCGGCAGCCGTAATCTGGCGTATTGCCATTTTGTTTGCCGGAGTGGAAATCTTAATATTAAGCAAACGCCACTTTTCGTACTTTCTCAAATCTGCCGCCAACTTCTTTTTGACTGATGTTGGAAGTACGGCTGGAAGCACAAATGGAAGTGTCAATACTGAACTTGAAATGTCAATATTAGACTGAACATCAATATCTCCCACATCCGTATCCCGCTGGATTGAAACAGTGGCATCAGATGAAAATGAATTGTCAAAGATTACCTCAAAATGTGAGCCATATTTCAGCGAGAATGGATCGCCAAAGTTAAAGTCCTTGGTACGGACATAAGATTCGTAGTCAGTTCCAGCGTCTTGATAGTCTGCCGAAGTAGTTCCAGCGGGAGACTTGTAGCCAGCATACTTCTCAATGATTCCATTTGTCTTCTTGAACATTGCCCTAGAACCTTCTTGGTCAAAATTTGTCAAAGTAAACTGCATTACTTGTGGACTCCAAGTTCCCTCGAATGCACCCAATGCAGTATTGTAAACCAATAGCGTATCGTTGTAGTCGTTCGATCCGGTGGGTATGGCAAGGAAATAGCGATTATCGTAATAAATTGCAGTAGCTACCCTGATCGCATCCGTATTGATACTTTGAATAACATTCTTTACTACCTCTGAAATAGGTATCCCAACTGAGCTAAAATCGTCCGCAACAGACCGAACAAGCGATCTGATTCCGTTATCGGATAGGAACAGAATATCGCTGCTTACTTGGACTGCTGTTCCGGTTGCAACGCATCCAGTATTATTTGAAATAATTGAAACAATCCAATCTGCCCCTGACGCAGCATCGTTTGGAATATCAACTTGGAACACCCTTCGCTTCTTAAATACAATCAGCCTGTTCTTGTAGTATGGGACAACTGCGGTAATCGCATCGCCATCATCCCCGTTTACAACAATGCTATTGGTCAAATCCCATACGGATGGATCAAGAATGTCGGAGGCATAAAGCGTGTTCCGATTAGCACCAGAGCCAACGCCAAACAATCTGTTTTCAGCATTGACCAAAAGCCTTAGGTTAGCTGGAGGAGGACTGACTGTGGCTGTAGCCGTAGCACCAGACCCATTCCCAATTATTGTAACTGTAGGAGCAGTAAGATAACCAGAACCACCATTTACAACAGTAACGCCAGTAACAACACCACCAGCTACAAGCGTAATCAGTTCTGGCATCGTTCCGCCAAGTGTTGGGCCAGTAATAATTGCAGTTGCGCTGGTATATCCAGTACCACCAGTTGTTACTGTGATTGCTCTAACCTTCCCGCCCTGCCTTTCAACGGCGGTTCCATCCCAAAAATGTAAATCGCTATCAGAATCGGATAAGTACATTTTGTCAACAAACTGCGCAAAAGATACTTCAATGTCTTCGGAAACGCTGTATCCATCACGCCATTGGCTTGTGGCAGCTGTCCAGGTTATATTTGTATTTGCCCATTCTGCATACGGAGTATGGACTGTTGCGCTTCCATTCGACTCAATGCTATAAAATCTTCCGCCAGTAACAGTAACTAATTGCTGGTTTGCTGATGTCTCATAATAGCGCATTCCACCAACTGAAGTTACCGCGCTAGTCGCTCCTGTTGCAAAGCTTGTTGTTCCTACGCGAGTCTCAAGATTACCCTTTGGAGAAAGGGTCATGTTGTACAACTCCTGTACCTGGTTTTCTGATAGTAGGTCAGATTGTAAACCGCTGGCTTGACCACCCGTAAAATTACGGATTCCGTCAAACGATAGAACATCGTCCAGATTATCCGAGTAGTAGGGCATAAGCCTCCCTTAGGCCGAAAACATTTCTTCGATGGTTAACTCGCCAAGACTCTGTGGTGTGATCTGCTTCACGCCACCAACTTGGCTCAACTCATAGTTAGCCATCAAAGCCAAATCAGCGTTTGCACTCTGTGTAATTGCCTGTGCTTTTGCGTACTGCCGTTCACGCTCCAGGGCATCAGAATGAGTCAAAGCAAGAACCAGGTGATGGACGTGGGGCAATCGAAGTTCGTCATCCAGCGCGGCTTGAGATGGCGGGAAGTCAACAATGATGTTTGTGCGGGTTAGACATTTTAGCTTCTCCACCACACGCAAAGGAGTTGTTCCAGCCGTTTTTAGCCTTGGGTAAAGATTTAGTTCTGCAACTCCGTTGCTATTGCGGCCTGTAAAATGATATGTATCCGGATCTCCTGTTCGATCATCGGAAAGCAATCCAGGGTCTTGGCTAATGATTGTTGCTAGGTCAATTGGGTCAACCTCTGCATCATTGTAAGCAACCGAAAGAGGCGTTTCTACATTTGTCCCCAAAGTAATAAGACGGGTTGTTCCAACAGAATATGTCGAATTTGTTACAGTCTCACGCCAGGGCGCAAAATCCCATACGCGCCGATAGGCCAAGCTTGCTGCTTTCTGCAAGAAGGTAAGCGTATCCGAGTCGGTTTTACCAACCTTCTCGCCTGCGTATTGGGCGATTTCAGTTAGGGTCATTGATTACTCTTGGTCTGGAGGGAGAGGAGTATTACCTTCGGAAAGCCATTTGAGATAGGCTTGGTAGTCTGAATTTTCGTCACAAAACGGTATAATTGAATTGTCCGCTATTCTAAAAACTGAATTTGTATTTGTTAGCTTATACATAAGTTATAACTCCGCAGATGACGCATAGTGTAAGAATGATGTACTAACAATATCAGCACTTGCGGCTACGCAAAATGATCTGGACGAAGTGTTGAATGGCGGTTGTGCTGGTGAAACATTATGAGTAAAAGTTGTTCCTGCTGAACTTTCTGGTAGATAAGAAAACTTATTGGCGTTTCCTCCACCGTCCCAGTATTGAACGGATGGGATAGTTCTCATTTTAACGTCATAATTTACAGACGCATACCCATAAGAAGAGGCTGAGAGTTTACCAGCGTGAACTAAACCAAGAGTTGTCGCCGTCCCAACGGCAGTTCCGTCATCATACGACTTAGAATAATACCTCTGACACAACGCCAACTCCGTCCCATACGGCCTGCGCTCAAACTCGGTTGCGGTTGAGCCTGCTTCGAGTTGCACATTATCAATCGTCCAGGTTCCGCTGGTTTGCGCTCCAACTGTAAATACAATCTCAATTCCTGTTGTTGCTGCCGAAGGAATTGAAATTTGAGTATTATAGGTTGTAAGGGTTGATGTAACTGTAAATGTTCCAGTAGCAATTTGAGTTCTAGTTGGACTTGCTAATGTTCCAAATGCGTCTTTAGTGCTGGCATAGTAAGCAGTCCATGTAACAGATGTAAGCAAACTATTTGCAAGCTGGACTGACAAAGTGGCTGTTGAGCCAGCGAGATCAGTAGTATTGGTGGCCTCAAGCCTAGTTCCAAATCCAATTGCAGTTACTGATGCCGCACCAGTAAAACGATAAACAAATTCATTTGGAGATGTTCCAGCAACTCTTTGACCTGTTACATTCGCACCTGTGCAGTAGCCGTAGAAACGATCTACCGAATAGGCCAAGGCAGCAGCAGCCGTGAAGGTCTGACTTGCCCCAGCATTCCTCTGATCGATCCGCATGTCTCCATTGATGATGCGGTTGCGGAATCCGGTTAATCCACTTGAAATTGCAGCCGTGCCAGTGCTTGTAACTTGCCCCTTTGCGTTAATAGCAAGAACTGGAACAGATGTTGATCCGCCGTAAGTTCCAAGTGTTGCACCAGTTGTTCCGAGCGTTCCAGTTCCCTGACTGATGGTGAAGTCACCAGCAAGGGTTGTGGACAGATTTCCAATTGTTCCAGTTGTGCTATTGAGCGTGGAAACTGTTCCAGATGTGAAGATCCCAGCAGTTCCAGTTGTAGTTCCGGCAGTCAGGGTTGGAATTAATCCAGTAGTGATCGTTCCATTAGTAATCGTGGCCGCAGTTGATGTGGTTGTACCAGCCGTAAGTCTTGAAATTGTGGCGGTAGAAATTGTGGCAGTAGTGCTAACTGTATTGTTTCCAGTTGCAGTACCATAGGTCAACGCACCTGTAAGGTTTAGGCTTGTAAAAGTTCCAGAAGTAAGTCCATCATCAAGAAGATTCTGGACTGTTACTTTCCGTGGAGCTAGTGAAGCGTCAACGCTGTCCGGTGCAATGAGCAACAAATCGGCGGTACCAATCGTTGTTACTTCTTGCTGATTCTTAATGATCGCAGAGTTGACAAGCGCAGTATCAATTAGGTTATGTAGTCCAGCCGCAGTAACAGTACCATTTGTGGAGAACGTCTGCTGACGATTGATTATGTTTGCCATATTAAGCTGTAAACCTCATTGCGGTTGCGAAGAACGTACCAGCAGGGATTGTGCCAGCGGTTGCGCCCTGGTTTTGGATAGAGTAGCGAACAACATCTGTTGTTTGTGGATATAGTGACAAACCGATATTAACTGTGCCAGTAGCCGAGCCTAAAGAGTTGAGCGAGCCGAAAACGATGTCACCAAGAGTCACGCCAGTTAGAGCGAAGGTTCCAGTTGTAGAGTCTGCTACGTTATGTGCGCTAACTGTAGCAGATGTAAACGCTGCCGTCCCATAACTAACTGCTGTAAGCTTTGGGCCAGATGCTCCAACCCTCAAAGTACCAACTGTTGCAGTATTTGTTACGCCAAGCGTGCCAATCGTGGATGTGTTTACAATCTGAGTACCAATCGTTGCCGTACCAGTAGAAGCCGTAAAACTAGTTCCAAATGTCGCTGGGCCAGATGCAAACAACGTGCCAATTGTAGCCGTACCAGTAGAGGCCGTAAGGCTTGTTCCAAAAGTAACAAGTCCAGAAAGTGTTGACGCTCCATCAACCGAGAAAGATCCGGTACTGCTTACTCCAGTAGTGCTAAGAGATAAGGCTGAGGACGTATTATCGCCATCAGTAATAACCTGCAATGATCCGTCAAGACCACCAGTAGTGAACGTCTTGATAAGCTGTGCGTAACTACTGCTGATTGTCTGTGTTCCGAGGGTAGGCATTTAGTCTCCTAGTTAGAAAGGCGGTTTTTAAGGACATCCCAGGCCATTGAGCAGGCAAGCCCTATTAGCCCAGCTACAGCCAGAACCTTCGTCCGAAGATGCTCCAGCGCACCTAATCTATTAGCAACATCCCCATGGAAAGCAAGTGACCTTTCCACCATAGCGTATAATTGGACTTGACGCTCCTCCATCCTTGCAAGCCTGATTTCAAGCTCCCATACCTGGTCTTCGCTCATGGTTTAACCTTTCCAGCATCCTCGGCTGCGCCCATGTCGCTATAGCGTGGAAGGTCTGTTTTAGATTTCACATTAGGCGAGCAGGACGATAAAAGAACAGAAATTAAAATTGGTTTAATAAATCGCATATTTTGTATTTAAATACGCCTCAACTTGCTGGCGTTCTGTACCACTTAATTTTCTGCTATAAGATATAATTTCACATAATTTTCCATAAAAATATTCAAGATAATCTTGTTGATTCATGTCATAATAAGCTCCTATAATAAAACAATTTCCAGAATTATATGTATCAAGTGAAAGTTCGGAAGATCCAGCAATAGTACCATTTGAATAAAGATTTGCAGTCGTTCCATCATAATCAGCAGTAGCAATTTTCCATACATTATTTTCGTATGATGGTCCTGCTATGTCTGCTCCATATCCAGCTAAATATGGACTTGAATTTAGACCATCATTCCTTGCTTGGATCATAAAGAATGTTCCAGAATCATTAGCATTAAGATTGCTCTGGCCGCATACTGTATTGGAATTTGTTTCTTCGTTATCAGTATAATAAACAACAAAAAATGTTCTTGCTGCTGATCCGCTAAATATTCCTTGCCCTACCATTCTGCTACCAGCAAAAGCGAATGCTGGCTTTCCATTTTTTGCATTACTTACAAATGTTGGACTTATTTCTGATGTAGAATTTTTACCGTTTCCACTTTGATCCAACCATGCTGTTACATCAGATCCGGAAAGAGTAACTCCAGCATCGGCCTTGAGCCAAAGAGATAAGCCAGATTGAGGTATTTGTGAGCCACCACCAGTTTTGCGCAAGCTTTGAACCCCAAGTCCTAATGCTAATCTTGGCATATAATTAAAATTTAATCATGCGCCAATGAATTAAATCCATTTGGCACTTTGACTATTCCCAAAATTACCCAGCTTTGTAGCCAATCACAGTGCCAGTTCCGGCAGTGTAACTATCAAATTCACCATAAATCACATTACCAGATCCAATGGTAATTCCAGTAAGTGTTCCATCATATCTTCCACTAATTGCACTAAACGTGGTGTCTGTGAGCATTTGAATTGCCCAATATCCAGCCGTAGCTGTTCCTTGCGTACCAACTGAAAACCCGTATTGACCTTGAAATTTATCTAATGCTCTCGACATATTTCTCCTTAATCCTTGCGGTTGTAAATTGCCATTGCCCCGCCGGTAAGTGCAACTTGATCAATGTCACCATAAACTGTTACGCCTGCATTAAATGTAGCCGTGCTTGTAGCACCACTAATAACAAGCGTAGCTGTGGATAATGTAAGAGCAGTCACCGCATCGTAGCTTCCAGTATTAGTGGAAGCTGACGATGCGATAATTGTCCCAGCATTACCAAGCGTAAGGCGGGATAAGAGTCGCATACAATTAAGTGTGCAATGCGATTCTGTAAGACGTTCCGTTGAGCGTTACGTTCAAGGATGCGGGGGATGTCGCAACAGTATTAACCGTGCCGCCGCTGGAGCTTGCCGTAAACTCAATTACGTTTGTCTGACCCTGGGTATCAAAGCGGATAGCTTTTCCCTTGGCCTTTCGTGCGCTTCGTGCAAATTCATTCGCCATATTTTTTTCTCCTTAAAGTTGCACGTTTGATGCTATCTGGCGTGAACTTACTTTTGAATCTACTGCCAAGCTTTTGCTCCTGGCGGTAGTACCCCTTCATCAAATTTGTTTGATTAACTCCCAGCGGGTTGTCGAGGGGTTCGCCAACCCCCACTAGGGCCAATCTTTGAGGGACTGTGAATCTTTTAAGATAACTAGGGACAGAGTCCCTTTCGGCTACTGCCTTTTCCAGTTCGACAACATTACCATTTCTGGTGTCTTCGTACTGGTAAACAGGCATATCAGCTATAGTTCTTCTTGTCCGATTCCTCTGCCATCTTCATCATCCGCTCTTCTTCGGAGGACGAATCTTCACCCTCGGACATGTCTTCCGACTTGTCCTTGGATTCATTCTCGGTCATAGCATGTTCCACATTAACGTGGGCAATACCATTCTCGATCATGTGAATCGTTCCGGAGAGTTCAACGGAATCACCTACTTCTGGAGATACATCTTCTGTCCCATCGTTCATTTCGAACTTGGAAACAGGAAGCATCACCATACCGGCTTTCGCCATTTTTTTCATAGGTTTTTCAGATGAAGGAGAAGACGGGGAGGTTTCACCCTCCCCGCCTTTCCGAGGTCCCATACCAATAACTAGCATGGTTCCCATTTAATTATTAGCTGTAGTTGGACTTCGCAACGATGACTCGGAAGAACCGAGGATCGAGTTGCTTGGCTGCGTAGAACGTCTTGAAGGACGCAACGATACGCTGTCCATACGGGTCGCTCTTATCGGGAGCATCGAGGATCGACACCTTCGGAGCGAAGGGCGAGCCGGAAGCCGCGAGGGAGGACAAGCTAGGAACACCAAACGCGCCACCACCGAGGAGAACGTTGGCGTAGCCGGTGTTAGCACCAGTTGTTCCAACGCTGTTTTCAGCGATTCCGGAGGCGGAGGTATTGAAGGTCTGGACGTTGGTCGAAGAAATGACCGACACGCCAAACAACTTGCCAATTTCACCTTTGAAGATGGCATCAGGATTCGAATAGCTCGAAACCTTCAACCAATCGTCATCCTGCTGCAAGTCACGGATAACGGCAGGGTGCGCGACAAGCGCGTAGCCGTCCTTGATCTTGGGAGCGCGGGCGATGAATAACGAAGTGGCACCATCGAGCAAGTCGGTGGATGTCATCGCGCTATTAGCAACGGACGAGGTAGCCCAGGTCGTGCCGTTAGTCGTATTCTGAGCATAACGGGCATAAGACTTGGTGGCTACACCGGTTCCGGTGCTGGTCGAGGAATCCTGCACCAATGCGCGGTGACACAGGGTGTCAGCGTGAAGGGCGGCATCTTCGCCAAGTTGTTTAGTGGCCTGGGCGAGGTGACTAAAAAGTTCCGTGGCTAGCACGACATCCGTGAGGATGATTTTAGAACCATATTGCACCAGGGTTGCTTCAACCGAGGACAGCGTGAGATCACGCTCGTCACCGGAACCAGGAGTCGTTCCTTCCGAAAGAGCAGCGATCGCAGAGATGCTGGGATCACCGAAGCGGAAGAACCGAATCGTTTTGTTTCCACCCGTTTTGGTCGGGTAGGGGGTTTTCATTGCGAACTGCTCCATTTGGAGGAGCGGGATTGCACGTTCCAACAACGCCTTCGAGAAGTACGTCTGGAACTGTGCGCTGACTGAGCCAGTAGTTACCATATAATTAAGTATCCTTGTTTGTTATGACCACTCAACCTCTGTCAACTTCGCTTGCCATCTTCATCAATTCACGTTCCTGTTCGTCTAGCGAAAGTTCGTGAAAAGCTTTAGTTTTGGAAGGACCTTTGGGTTGTCCAGATGCCGGAGTAGTCGCTTTTCTGAGTTGAGCGAGTTCACGCTCATACTCTGCAACCTTTTTGGACAAATCGGAGGCGGACTCCGCTTGAAGCTTTACCTTTGCAATTCCAACCGCATCCTTAATCCCAGCAGGATAATTGCGCAGGATGGCGTGGTTTTGCAACATTTCCGATACGGCTTTATACAAAGTGCTGTTTGAATCCTTAAGTTCCGGATTGGCTTCTACTTCATCAAGCAGATTCTTATCCCAGGCAGACTTTAATTCTGCTTGTGTTTTCTGCTCAATCTCGCGCCTATCCTCAACTTCGACTTCACCAGCTTTTTGTTCAGCGAGTTTTGCAAGATCATCGCGGCCTTCGTCACGATAGCTCTTTGCCGCTTCCCGATAATCTTCCGCGCTAAACTTGCGATTGCTCGCCTTTGTCTCGCTTTGAGTAGTTTCTGAAGTCTTCCTTGCTCTTTCGGCCTCGATCTGCTCTCGTTCAGCTTTGATTCTGGCTTTCTCTGCTCGGACATCTTCCCACTCTTTCTCAAGTCGCGACTTTGCCTTCTCGTAACGGGTAGGCTTCTTTTCGGAAGCCGACTCCGACTTGTCTTCTGAAGGTTGCGTTGTTAAAGAACTTTTGGCTTCCTCGGATTTCTCCTTGGTAGCTGAAACCTCATCCGAGGCTTCTAGTTTTGTTTTTTCGGCTTTTTCAGCAGGCGCGGGTGTCTGCTCGGTATCTCCGCTGGCCTTATCCGGTACAGTTGTTTCTACTTTGGCTTTTTCGTCTTCCTTGGGAGTGGGACTAAAGTCCCGTCCTTCGTCAGCCGCTTGCGCCATTGCCAATACATCCGCCTCGGTCAGGTTATTTGAATCTGCCATTTTGACCCTTTCTTACACTTTTCGGCAGGGAGTCATTCTGCCTAAAGGTTAGTTGGCTATTGTATCATCCGATCCGTCCTCATAGCCAAGAACGGCGGAGTTAAGTTTTTGGGTTGCGAGCGATTCTAAGATCGCGACACAACCACGAAAACCTTTAGCATAACCACAAGCGTCCGCAAGTGCCTCTGATTTCTTCATTACTGCGGTACCATTTTGACGCAAAGTTAGGTTCAAAAGGATAAGGCTTAAACGCCTTCCGGTGGGTGTGGAAAGAAATCCAGTCCAGGCCTTCTCGTCCTCATCTTCCCACTTCGGTTCGTCAACCCACTCCTGGTCACGAATAAACGCCAATGCTGCTCTTAGCTTTCTCATAATTGCGTACGTTAAAACGTACCTTTTTTTGCTTTCATCATGCGCCAAATCTTAGGCTTGATTGTTGAGTTCTTTTTGCTCCGGCTTATTCCAGCCTTCCGGCGGGCATTGATATTTGCGTATAGACCTTTTTTCATATGATTATTTATAGTTTTATAGCCCAAGAATCACCATTAAACAGAGTATATTCTTTGTCACCAATCTCCTCCTTCAAAGCTTTCTTTACGGATTCCCAACTCCAATCGTGTCCAGACATAATCCCGCCTACTTTAAGCTTTTTACGCCATCCTTTTAGGTCAGCCAGCACACCTTCATATCTGTGATCTCCGTCAACATAAATAAGATCGCATGATCCATCTTGGACAAATTCTAGGGCATCCAGGCTTTTCCCACGGCTAAACATGACGTTACCAAGGTCCTTGGTATTTTCTTGAAATTTCTCAAATACAAACTTCATCGGACATTGTTGGCTTGCCCTATCGTTAATGTCGTACCCGTTAATCCACGGATCTACTGCCAAAACTTCTTTGAAATACTTTGCTAGGACAATGGTTCCTTCACCGCTGTAGGCACCAATTTCAATTGCTTTCCCTGTTGCGCCTTGCTCATTAGCCCACTTGCAAAGTTCTGCTAAGCCTTCCTGCTGGAAGGCATCCCGCATTACCGGTACTTTCAAGCAGGCATCGGACCGGCTTGTTGGCCTTGCATCGCACCAGAAGGCAACTGTTGTGCCTGCTGTTGCATTTGAGCCTTGCCTGCATCACGAAGCTGTTTCTGAATCGCGCGGGAGGTATTTGGGTCAATCTTTTCGAGAGCCGCCAAATGCTGTTGTAAGTGAGCCATCAGAACTTGCATTGCACTCTGATCGACCTGTTGCTGCCTTGCTTGAGCTGCTTGGTTAAATGCGAAGAGAACGGATATGTGCGCTTTGTGATCATCGCTAGGCTTGATTGCGACAGGGAATCCGGTTGCAAGCATCGTGGCAATTTCAATCGCTTGGTCTTCAGACTGATCGCCTGATGCCTGATTAGGATCTTGGAATAGTCTGCGAACCAGGCTGGGGTCATCTTGTTCAAGAACCGATTTAACCAGTTCTGCCTGATTTACGAAAGGATTATTTTGGAACATCTGCATCCGAGCAACCGACTTCTGCAATGCAAACTGCCGGTTGATGAAGTCCAATCCACCCTTGGGTTCGATTGAATATTCATCATGGATACCTTCCGGAGGCATGGAGCCTGTCTCCTCGGCATACCGATACATCAAATCTTTCTTGTTGTACTGCGTGTAAAGCGACCAGCATTGTTTGAATAGATGTGCAAGACCCATCCGGAACATGCGGTTACGAAGGTCTCCGGAAGCAGCAGCCTGAGACTGCAACGCTTGGATCTCGGTGGCAGTCTTGCGATCCGACACCTGGAATTGCGATCCTGCGCCAAAGTCAGGATTACCCATCCGCTGTTCAGACAGCAGACGCTCTTCGAGCATCAACTTCTGGAAATCAAACGGAGGCTGGCTGAACTGAACAGGCTTCAATCCCTGCGGAAGGATCTGCCCAGGCTGCATCTTCAAATTCGATGTGTTCAGCGAGATCGGATTCTGTGCCTCGAAAACGGGTCGGTTGGCCAGTTCAACGTAATCGGAGAGGGAGTTCTTTAGTTTATTTAGTAGGTTCTCGTTCGGGAGCAGGATCTCTGCAACTCCTCTCGGACTGTACCAACCGCCCCCTGTGACCTCATAGGGGAAATCTACAAAAGGTGGTTCACCATGACGATACGGCAAAGTAAAGGGCTTGCGGACATCTTCGGTTACGACAAGCGGACTATATGTCTCGACCTTCCATCCGTCTTCAGAAGGCGTGTACATCTCCCAAAGAATGATGCGATCATTTTCAGCTTCCTGAGTAATGCCTTCCCGTCTATAAATCTCATCTTGAATCTCACTTCGTAAGCCCACCGATTTGGAGGGTTTACCAGAAATTGTTTTGATAAACTCCTCATCCTGCTTGTACAGGGGATTTGCCTTATAGGAATCGACACTTGTCGAGACGATGTGAACGATGAAATCTGCATCCTTAAACTCCTTTGTGTAGGCCGGAACAATGATGTGGAAAGGATCAATGGCCTCGAAGTCAATGCGCTTCTTGTCCTCGTTCCAAATGATCTTCGCAACTCCGCGCCCGTAGAGCAGAATGTTGTCAATTACTGAAACAATCTCTTTCTGGAAATTTGTACGCTCGCGCATGTTGTAATCAAACCAACGCTCGGCAGAAACAGTCAACGGTGTCAACTGCTGGCGCATGGGTACAAAGCTGGAAAGAATGTCGTTTCCAATTGCGCTGTTGACGAAGGAAGGCTTCAGCTTCTCAATCGCCGTGTCAATTAACTGAACGTGAAGGTCAGCTGCGGTAGGCCAAGGTTTAACCTTACGGCGAACACCAAAGTAGCGAGCTTGGTAAAACAACCTCTGTCGGTTCTCCCATGTCTCGCGCTGATTAAGCGAGTCGATGATTCTGGAATAATATTCTGTTCTGCGAGTATCTTTGGCGTTCATTTATTGCGCTCCACTTTAAGTTCGTATGAAAGATCGTTTACAGCATTCAAAGCTTTTCTTGCCCACTCACGGGCCCCAGGCGTACCACGGCGGATTTCAATGTAGTTAGGATCTTTCATCAGTTCCTCAACTATCCCTGTCGTGTGGGTTACTGGTGTCGTTGTTGCGCACCCACCAAGAGTCACCACGCAGATCACGCTCAATAGCGTCACGATTATGCTTCCATTCACCTTCAATGTTCTGGACACGCTTTTCGCGCCAGCTAGGGATGAGTCGAAACACGGCTGCGATGATCTCAAAGATTGCACGCAGCACAAAATCAATTAGTCGATTTTAAGACCAACCGACTTTAGAAAGTTTACAACTTTTTCCAAAATAGAATCGTCAGCAGGAGTAGGTGTGAGCTTGACGATGATGCGAGCGGAAAGAACGATGCCACCAATAGCGGCAACGATGCTTGTCCAGTTAGCAGTAATCCAGTTCCATACATTCATTGTTTTATCCTCCAGGGTCAAATCCAGCCATGACGGGGTCGTGTGCCACCATCATTTCTTGAAGTGACTTCCAAGTTGGACGCTCTATTTGGAAAGTCAAGTCAAGTCCAACATTTGAGCTACTAAGGCATAGTGCCAAAGCATCCGCCCTATCCGGTGAGGCTATGCCTCTGGCGCGCATAGAATCTTTTGATTCCACGCCCAACTTACCCTTGCTGTTGGTGATAGTCCGCCTGCATGTCAACTGAGCAGTTAAGTCCTCGTCTTCCGGAAGGATGATCTCTGCATCCTCAATCTTCTTTGCCATGCCGTACCACATCTCTGCTGACCGGTTGGTATAGGCATTGTTGTCATATGCAGCCGCACCAAAGTTAACCCTGTTGACTACCCATCCGGATTCGGCCAGGGCATCACACATGACCATACCCATACCACTCGCGTCAGCATAGATGTTGTTGGCTTCTAACCCAGCCTTCTTAAATTCCACTATAAACCTACCCACAGCAGCCATCGTATCCTTTTCGCGCCATGCGATCATTGGTAGGATCTTGTTGCCATCGCTGATGCAGATTACGTTCTGATCGCCTCCGGCTGCAAAGTCAACTCCAGCAATCCGCACACCTGGCTTGAACCTTGGAGGGGCGTTATAGCAGTTTTGAAGCTGATTTAGATTGATGACCAGGCTTTCCACACCTATGTCCACAAACTCGCCATAGATCATGGATCGGGTTAGTGGATGTTTCTCGCCGTACCGCTGGGTTATTTCATCAATCTGCTTCTGGGTTATGTGTGGACAGTCAAAGGCTGTGACAGCATGCTTTGACCACATGTTTGCCTCTTTGGTGAATGCTCGATAGAACGCGCCGCTGGTTCCGCCTGGGCTGGATGCAATTAGCAAACGGGTTGGTTGACACCGGCTGATGGCCTCGAACAGCGGGTCTGCGACAGTCTTGGCTTCGTCTACGACCATAAGCAAAGGGTGGTATTCGTGATCCTCGGCATGCCAGCCTTCAGCCCGTCCAGGGTCGGTGGCGGAATAGCCTATGATGCGCGATGTGTTGCCGTTTGGATGCAGGTAGCGGATCTCGCCGGATGTGACCTCCCATGCACCACCAAGCTTGGCAATGTGATTGCGCAGGCTAGGCCAAAGCTGACTTTCGACCTGGCGGAAAACGCCTGCTGTTGTTACAGCAATTGAGCGAGGGAAAACCAGAGCGTGCCATATAAGAATCGATGAAATTACTGTGCTTGTCTTGCCGGAGCCGTTGGCTGCACGCAGAGCTACGCGACAGTCCTTAGCCTCTAGGTCACGCAATACCTTCCTCTGCCAATCATATAAATTGATTCCCAATACGTTAGCAGCGAAATTGGCTGGTTTGGATAGGTCTTCAAGTATCTCGTCTTGACTACGCTTGGGGGGCTTTGGCATAGGTGATGTTTAACACCTCTTTTTATTTTGAGCCACAATAATTTGGGGGGGTATATGCGTATTAAATGGGGGCTGGGGGAGTGGCAGGTGGCGTGGTGGTGTACTTGGCCAAGCTTTCCGCCCTTGGCTTTCGCCTTCTCATGCTCATTTTTCTAGGTTTAGAAATCTTCCCAGGTGTTGTGGTTATAGGTATTTGCGTGCCATCTGTCGTACAATAGCTATTGTATTGATTTGTAAGTGCCGGTTTCTCCTTAACTACTTCCGAATCAATAACTTGCGCTTTCTTTTTCATTGCAATGCCTGCTAACAATTGCGCAAGGTTCCCGCTGATTCCATGCGTCACTTCTTGTGTAACATGTTGACGCGCACTAGGTTGGGCATACCCATAAACTCGCTCACTCATCCATGCCTTAGCCTGCCATGATTTTTGACCGGCAAGTTCTATGTCACGTAGCAGGGAAAGTTCGTGCTTTTTTCTCGCCGTCTCCACAGCCTGGGCAAACTTTGGCCGCCTCTGCGCCCACGTTCTTATTGTGGAAGCATTCACGCCCACAAGCGCGCCGGCCTTTTCAATTGTGAATCCGGAACCGCATGCGGAAATAATTTCATCCGCGATCTTTTCTGTGAATATCTCGCGCCCGTTCTTCGCTTTCTTCGGTGCGCTAGGAGTTGCGCTAATTTCATCCATTAAGAAAGCTTATACCATATTCTGAGACAATAAAAAGTGATTGAGTCCGCAAGCCGGTTGGGTATGTTGTCGGCATGAAAAGCACACTCACCAATGCCGAAGCGGAAACGGCTAAAGTTTCCCGCGAGTTTGAAGATCGCAAAAAGAAAGTTGAGGCAAAATAACATGACAAAAAAACTTGTTTGGGAATTTATTAAAGAATGCGAGCGCATCTTGAAGGATAAGGAGGACATAGCAGAACATTGCGATGGGACGCGCATGGGGACTTGTTCCATGTCTTATGACATAGGATACTGGCAGGGCAGACTTGACGTTTATAAATCCTTACTTCTTAAAAAAAAATTGAAGGGTGAACCCAAATGATCCCCGCAAAAATTATTGGTTTGAATGATGCGCCCCCGCTTGTTCACTTCACGGCGAGTAGTGCAAACATTAAAATCGGACCTATGCCGGCGACAACGTCCGGCCGGTCAACTTGCCCTGATGCTTGCCCCCTAAAGCGTAGCAATGGCGGCGGATGTTATGGGGAAAGCGGCCCCATGATTTTCCATTGGAACGCCGTTGACCGTGCGGAACGTGGGACGACGTTCGATGGGCTATGCGATGCAATCGCCAAGCTCCGAGCCGGTCAAGTTTGGAGGCATACTCAGGTTGGCGATTTACCAGGAGAGAATAATGAAGTAAACGGCGATCTTCTC